GGGATATATGGATGAAGATTTTGTAAAAGCTTGTGAAGAAAAATCATATTATAAAGATTTTTATAGCAAAGATATGGAAAAAAGACTTGAAGATTTACGAAAAGTCTATAGCGGAGAAAATAATCAATATATAAACGGATTGAGAAAAGAATTAACTGAAAACGGTTATCTTAAAAAGCTTGAAGATTTGCCAATGTACGGAATAGTTATAAAAAAGAAAAACACTAAACTACAATCATTAATTGATACATTTTCATATAAAAAGAAAATTATTGTTGTTGATTTTGCTTGTTTGGATGAGGGTGTAAAGAAAGTTATAAAAATTCATGCTGAAAAAAATAAAGGGTTTAAAAATTCTATGTCAAAAAATTTTACAACGCTAATTTTTGGGGTAAAGAAAAAATCTGTGAATAATCTCAACTATATAAAAGTAGGAACCGGTATAATATTGGCAGGCTTATCCGGTGTGTTAGGATACCGTTATTTTGATAAGAAAAACCTGCAAAAGAAACCGCCTAACGTTTCTGCGTAATAATGGTGGAGACGAGGGGAGTGTCTTGGTCGCTCGCGTGTAACGGCAATTCCGCGATTTGTTGCGGGTTTTCAACCCTGACAAATCAGCTCCAGCCTCAGCTCGCTCCCGCTCAAACCCTAGACAAGGCTTACGCCTTGTGGGTTCTCCAATTCCACAACTATGGTAATAAAAAAAGACTATCTAAAGTAGTCCTTTTTTATTACTGGAGAATATGTGGCAAATATCGAACTATATCTAAAAGATTTATACCACGTTTTAAATGAAAATCTCTCTGAAAACTTTTTGTTCGAAATTAACCTTTTGATGACCTCGAAACAAGCGGTATAACTTGTTTCCCAATTTAGTTCCCCTATATGAATAAAACCAAAAAAAAACGCACCTTTCATATAGGGGAATTTTTATGCAAAAAAACACAAATGAACAAAGTAATTGTTATGAGATTTCAGATGATTTAATAAATCTTTTGAATGAAGAACATCCTGACAGTTTACCTGATTTCGAACCGTCCGCATTCGAACTTGGAAAAATGGTCGGAGCAAGAGATGTTATTAATAAAATTGTATTATTAACAAAATCTGCTGAAATTGAAAACATTTTGGAGAATGCCAATGTGTAACTGGGGTTGGCTCACCGGACCAGTCGGCGGACTTATAGTCGGAAACGAACAGAAAAAACGTAAGAAAGCACAACAGCAGGCAAAATTGGCTAATCAGGAAATGCAGAAAAAGCTAGCCGAACAAGAAACAGAAAACAGTAAGAAAATTGATGACATCAATGAAGCTATAAATACGAACCCGATTGTTTCTACCGACAGCTTAACAAATAATTCTGCAAATTCAATCAAACCAAAAAGAACAATTTCTACACTTTCTCTAGCTTCACAAAACAGCGGACTGAATGTGAGGTAATCAATGAAAGATACCTTAAAACAACAGTATGTAAAAATGGAAGCTAAACGTCAGTATGCTCTTGATAAAGCAAAAGAAGCTTCAATGCTTACTATTCCTTCTCTTTATGCAGAGCGTGACAGTGTGAATTATCCCAATCCGAATCAATCAACAGGTGCAATCGGTGTAAATAATCTTGCAAGTAAAATCGCAATGACATTGTTACCCCCGAACGCTCCTTTTTTCAGGTGGATAGGTGACACTATACAACTTAAAAAGCAAGCCGAAGAAGCGGGCGAAAACCCTGATGAGTACGAACAGACATTCAATAAAAATCTTGCATACCTTGAAAACTATGTAAAAGACAGTATTGAAGAAGCAGGTGACAGGGTTATAGTGGGCGAAGGCGTAAAACATTTAATAATCGGCGGAAACGTTTTGTTTGTTGACAAACCGAAAGATGATTTGATTTATTATTCTTTAAATCGTTATGTAGTCCGCAGAGATTATAAAGGAAATGTTTTAAAAGCAATCACAAAAGAAACTGTCGGTTTTGACGCTTTACCTGTTGATGTTCAACTGAAAATCAGAAATAAATATCCTGATGAAAGCAATATCGACAATAAAGAGTTTGATATATTCACAGGTTATTTCAGAACAAAGAGGGGCAGAACTTCTAAATGGCTTGTATGGCAGGAAGTCGAAGAAATTACAATCGAGAGTACAAGAGGGGAATACCCTATCGACAAACCCCCGTTTATTGCGAGCCGTTGGACTGCTATTGCAGGTGAAGATTACGGCAGAGGTCTTATTGAGGATGTTATAGGCGATATGCGTTCTCTTGATGATGTTTCAAAAGCTGTCACAGAGGGAGCAAAAGCCAGTGCAAGGGTAATTACTTTAGTCAATCCTTCAGGTCTTACAAGATTGAAGCAGCTTGCGAAAGCACGTAACGGAGCAATCATTCCCGGCAGGAAAGACGATATTACATTCTGTCAAACCGAAAAATATCATGACTTGGCTACTGCACAAAATCGTGAAAGCGAACTTGAAGGCAGATTATCACGTGTGTTTATGTTAGCCGAAAGTGTAACACGCGACGCAGAACGTGTAACAGCTTACGAAATTCAGTATATGGTTGCCAAACTTGAAGAAGCACTAGGCAATACATATTCACTTTTATTAATGGAATTTCAAAAACAGTATTTAACGATAAAGTATCATCACCTTAGAATGAGAAACAAAGATTTACCCAATATTTATAAATACAAAGGTGCGGGGGTAAAACTTGTTATCACAACGGGGATTAATGCTTTAGGTCGTAATGCTGACAGTCTGAAAAAAGATTTATTCTTTCAAAAATTATCAGGTCTTGCAGAAGTTACACAGGCACTCGGTCTTAATATCCAAACAGTTGCACAATCTTATGCAAATGATTTGGGCTTAAATATTGACGGTTTCTTTAAAACACAAGAGGAAACCCAAACCGAGCAGGAGCAAGCTAACGAGCAAAATACATTGAACAATATCGCTCCCGAACTTGTACGTCAGGCGGGCGGATTAATGCAGAATGCTCAAAAAACAGAATTAGAAAAAGGAAACACGAATGACGAACAAACCGAAAACCGATAATGCTGAAACAACAGCATTAAATATTAATGAAGATGAAAACCAAAAAACAATCAACGAATTAAAAGCACAGGTTGAATTGCTTACAAAGATGATTACTTCACAATCCGGCAGGAATAAAGAAGCAGAGGATGAATTCTTCAAAAACAAACCTGTATTTACAATAAAAACTTTCAGAGAACCTGACAAAGCACCTGAAATTCATGAGGTAACAGTTAAGTAATGGAAGATAACGAAAATCAAGATTTACAAACCCCTTTACAGGAACAGACAGTCGAAAATACACAGGTACAGGATAATGTGCCGCCTTCAAACGAAGAACCTGTCGAACAAAAACCTGATACGGATGTAAAAGAAGAAATTGATTATAACGACACAGGCTTAGACAATCTTAAAAATATTGCTTCTGAAAAAGGAATTGATTTTGACGAAGTTATGCAATCTTACGTTGCGAATAATTGTCAACTGACTGATGAAATGAAAAAGAAATGTCTTGAAAAAGGTATCTCGGAAGATTTTATCCAACGTGCAAGCGAGGGTATAAAAGCACTTCACGATAAAGAGATGACTTCTGTCGCGGAAGTAATCGGCGGACGTGAAAATCTTACAAAAACTCTTGAATGGGGAAAACAAAACCTTACCAAAGAAGAACTTGCAGATATTCAAACAGATTTGTCAGGCAATCCTTCATTAACGACAGCACAGGCAATAGTTTTCTATATCCACAACAAAATGATTAATTCAGAGGGAAAACCGCCTGAATATATCCAAGACACAACAGGGGGAACAGCTTTGACAGATATTTTTAAATCAAAAGCGGAAGCTTTAAAAGCTATGTCCGACAATCGTTATGATTGCTCGCACAGGGATTATGACGAAGCTTATGCAAAAGAAATCGAAGAAAAATTAGAACGAACAAAACAAGCCAACGGCGGTATTTCATTCTTTGGCTGATTTGAACAAAAAGGATTAATAAATAATGGGAAATCAAAATTTAATTTCAACTCCGTCTTATACGGGGCAGGTTGACAATGCAGGTGATTTACTTGCAAGACACCGCGACCAGTTAGCAGGTTTTATTGAACTTGCTTATCACAATACACCGAAAGCGTCAGATTTTTTCACAAAAATACCTAACGTTAAAAAAGGCAAATCGGTGACAATTCCTGTTGTCGGAACTACTGACGCACAGTATATTGACGCAGGTATTGAAATGACAGGTACAAACAAAGTGCCTATCAATGACGCAACAATTTACATTGATAAAATTTTAGAATCTGACATCTTTGTTGCGGATGATGATGAACTCATGGCGGAACGTACATTCAGACAGGAAAAAGCGACCGAAATGGGTAAAGCATTGGCACAGATTGAAGATAAACAGTGTTTTATCCAAGCTGTCAAATCTGCAAGAGGTGCTGCACAGGTAAAAGATGATGTCGGCGGAACAGTTATTGAAGAAACCAACATGGATAGTGACAGTTCTGTTGTTGCTCATGCAATTTTTCAAGCTGCAAAGGTTATTGAAGAAAAGAACTTGCCACGTTCTGCATTCAGATGTTGGGTTTCACCTTTAACATATTTTTCTCTTGCAGAAAATAAAGACGCAATTAACTCTCTATGGAAGGGTTTAGGCTCTTATGCAGAGGGTGAAATTATCAAGATTGCAGGAATTCGTCTTGAAATGACAAATAATATGCCAAAAGGTGTATTAGAAAATATGACAGGTGCAAGAAACGATTACAGCGGTGATTTTACAAATACCGTTGCATTGATTGCACATCCTAAAGCTGTTGGTATTGTAAGACTTATGGGTGTTCAAACACGCGTAGTCAATCAGCCCGAACGTAACGGAGCATTGTTAATTGCAAGACAAATGCAGGGTGTCGGTGAATTATTCCACAAATACTCAATCGAACTTGCAAAAAAAGCTGCTTAATAACTTCAACATAAGTTTAATCGGGGTGCTATACAGTACCCCTTTTAATCTGTTTTACGTACAATCAAAACATTATCATCTATCTGTAAATCAAGTTTATCTGTTTCGGGTGTAACTTCAATCAATTTAAGTATAGAGTCAGGCATATAAAAACCGTAACTTGTATTCTTTTTGCTTAACTGACGTATCAAATACTTATCATAATCAGGATTATCGGGAAAGATTTCTTGAATATAAAGTATTTTATCTTTAATCTTAAATTGTACTTTTGAGGTTTCAGGCGACAGACCTAACAATTTAATCATTGTTTTCGGTAATATAAGTAACCAACCGTTGCCTCTTGCTGTTAAAGTTTTTATCATTTTATGTTCTCAAAATTATAGACAAATGGTATATTGATTTACATTATATAGGTATGTTATTGTTATTTATATGCACTGATGATATACGTAATGTGGGTATTATGAAATATAAAAAGATTGTAAGCATAGATTTAGACGGCGTTTTAAATACATATAAAGGTGATTATATAAAAGACAGACTTTCGCCTATGAAAGAGGGGGCGGATGAATTTCTTGAAAATCTTTCGAGAGAATACAGGATTGAAATTTTTACTGTAAGAGATTTGAATTTAACTAAAGAATGGCTTATAAAAAATAAACTTATA